CAAGCTTTGCCGTGCTGTATTTGACAGTCTCGACACTGCAAATGTTGTTAAGGACGATTCTCAATTTGTAAGCCTTTATGCCCACCGACGTTTCACTCTCGAAAATGAACAACCCTGCGCCATCATCACCGTTACAGCCCTTTCCTAATCTTGGCAACGTCATCACAACCGATGATGTAAGCCAAAAAGGGACAGGCAGCTACAAAGCCGACTATGTCAACTGGTGCCGCACTATGCACCTGTTGCATGAGCACGCTCCAGGTTGGCAATTCTGCCTTGCTCACTACGCTGACGCTAGTCATGCGTGGAAAGCCCCAAACGGTACGGCTTACGTTGTTGGCTACTTCACCGGCCCTAATGGTGAACGAACGCCTGACTTCCCTCAGGCAATCATGGATAACCGCAACAATGCGGTTGCTTATGAAAAAGTCAGCGCACGAGACCTTACGGACTCTCACAGAAGATGCCTGTGTACCGCAGCCGCTGCACAGTTTGGCCTCGCTTGGCAGCTATGGGCACGCGAAGAAGTTGAGAACCCTCACCGGGCTGAATCAACTCCAACCGCTAAACCTGCCGCAAAGGTTGAGGGCGTAAGTGATGGCGATCAGCCTCTTTCTGAGAACGATCGCAATCTCTGTCTTGGCCTGATTAAAGAGCTAACGCCGGAGGGCCTTGCGTCCTTTTGTGAAAGCTTTCGACGGGACTTTAATTTAAAGCCCGATGCTAAAGTAGCTCCTGCTCTTACGAGTAAAAAGCACCAAGACTGGATGAATGCCAATTTGACTAAATTTGCCATCAATGTCTGAAGAGAACAAGCCAAAAACCCGCTCTGAACGACAAGCTGAGCAAGACGACAAACGTGTTCACAACTTGTTTCAAGTTCGTCTTGACGAAAGCCTAGGCAACAAACTTCGCGACTTCATGAGGCAGCGCGATTACAACACTAATCAAGCCCTCAAAATCATCATCTCTCGTTTTTTCACAGGTAAGTAACATGGCCGATTTCCCACAAGACGCTTTCACTCTCTGGTTCAACTGCAACAAAGACCAGAAAACAGAAGGAGCCTATTGGGCATCTTCTGAGGTTCCTGTTGATGAGCTTCGCAAGCTCTTTGCATGGATCAAAGACGCTCCAAAAACTGAAAACGACAAGGGCCAAGAATGCGTTCAGCTACGGGCTGGCCTTCGCCCTCGGACAAGCAAAGCTGGCAACGATTATCTGTTGCTTGCCATTAGCGACCAGAAGCCACGCAAGCCGGAGGCAAGTAACAACATAGATTTCTGATAATTGGGGCATCAAGCGGGCCAGGGCCGAAAGGACTGGCGGGGGTGGAAGCCTGTTGACCGCTTCGTGTAAGTCCCCACTCTTCGACCTAACTTGAGGAGATGTCTAAACCAACCCTCAAGAAAGTGTCCAAGAACGGCCAATGGGTCTGGGAGATTACGTGCAACGGGATGACCCGCTATCACGCCCAAGATTGGCAAGCTCTTTGGCTTTATGAGCAGGCGTTGCGTTTTTACTCCAAGCAAGCAAGCTGAGCGTCCATCTCTGCAATCCTGCCAACTGCTTGACTTAGTAGTTTGCGCTGATGGAAACCTTGACGGATTAATGCAGCGCATAAAGCCTTGACTTGATCAACGTCTTCAGTGCTGTCAACAGACCGAATGGATTGCTCCATCATCAGCTCTTCATGGAGCGTCAGCTCTGCGATCATCCATTGCATGTCGTCCATCACTGCTCTCTACTGACTCCAGGATCTTGCGTTCCTCAGAGTAAGGACGCTTAGCCCGAATGTAGTCATGGAACGTAGGAACCAGCCACTCCTGCGGTGGCCAACAGTTATCCCAATTGACCGGCTTGGCGCAATTGACAACAACCGTTGACCAGAAGGCAATCAGGTACGACCAAAGCCAGTGAAGACCCATCAGGCAGCAACAGACGGCATGACCCGTAAATGGTTGTTGTAATTGCCTGTTACCGCATAGCTGATGTCTGGAACGTTGCTCATTCGATGGAAGACCATCTGACCAATCTTCAGATTGGGATACAGATGCAAGCCGTGATACCGGCGTTCATTCTTCAACTCAAGCGTCAACTTGCTTCCGTGCCAGCCGGGGTCGCACCAACCCGCCAATAGGTGATTCAACCCTTCCCTGGCACGGCTTGACTTCAAGACGAACTGAGCCGATATGTCATCAGGCAGATTAAACGTCTCAATCGTTTCGGCTAGTACAAATTCACTAGGCGCTAAATAATAAGGATCCTCTTCTGTCCTGTCCGATATATCAATTTCAATCAACTCACGCCGATCAGAAACCTCGATCATCAAACGACCGCCAAGGCGAAGATCCAAGCTCGCTGGATTCAGCAGCTCTGGAGCGAAAGGCCAAACCAATTGATGGCTATCGCAAAGAGACCTGATCTCCCAGTCGCACAGAACCGCCATACAAGCCAATCAAAACGTCAGCTTACTCATCGTCAACCAAAACCACCCAACCCGTTCCAGAGCCTTCAACTTCCCAACGCTGCCTAAAAGCTTGCCGTGACACCTTGACGTTTTTACCGCCATATCGACTTGAGTGACCACCTCTTTCTATGTCTGGCGTGCCTCTTGGATCATGCATGATCCAATCATCCTTATCAAAGCCGACAATGACGCTCCAATGCCCACAGCCATAGCTGCTGCATATTGGTGGCTCGCCTCTGCTCATGTCGCCGTGATGAAGCCAACCGATCATCACTGGACGACCAGCAGCTAGTTCGGCTTCAATCAAGCTCCCATCCCCGTCCTGCCTAAATTCAGCGTGTAGACCCAGGCTCCTCAACGCACGAACTTGAGCTTCAATACTTGTCGTATCGCCAAACCGTTCCCTAATCCTGTTGTATTGATCATCAGTTTTTACCTTTCCATAAAAGGCGGCAACCATCGCAGCAGAGGAACTGAAACATTCCCTGTAACCCCTCCCACTTTCATTGTCTAGCTGGTGAAAATAAGGGACAAAGGTTTGCTGCGCTATGCCGCTTTCTTTCCAAGCCTGAAACCAAGCCGCATCCTCCCTTAAAAGCTCTTCAGGCAAAGCATCCTCTAGTTCCTTTATTGCTGCTAGCTGGTGCGGCGTTTCCCTGAAATGAGTGAAAAATGGCAGCAGAGTAAGCACCATGAAAAAGCGGTTCATCTGCTCAACGCCGGTTTAGGACAGCTTGAACGTTGAGATGCAGCACCTGCATGGTAGCCGGATAGAAAAAAGAAACCACCGCCCCCAACAACGACGGCAGCTAACGTTCCCAAAATAAAAAACCCGCTGACCAGGATCCAGGCGGGCTCCGTTTTCATTTCTCAACCCTGTCTTGAGGAAACAAGTTCCTGCTCACGTATTCACAGACTTGATCGTCAATCGTGTTGTCTGTGCTCTTGGCGTAAGCCTGGAGCAAGTCAAGAACCAAAACTTTCACAGCCTTGCTCTTGAGGAAGGAAAACAAGATTGGACGAACTAGAAACAGCATGGTGACCCTGGCTATTCACCAAAGTCTAGTTCCGGTCGCTATGGCCCTCAAGCCTTGCAACTGACCGCTCCAGCTCACTAATCCTCGCGAAAATCTCCTGATCCCTCAACCTGAGGTCAGTGTGGAGAACGTCCATCCTGGTGGCTAAATTATCAACAGCTGAAGTCAGCCTCACAAGCGAATCTCGGCCTGTCTGGTTTTGGCGGTTTGCGCCAGCGATCCCTAGGCCAGCAATGCCGATCGACGCTCCAGCAACAGCAGCAAGAATTTCGACCACCATCGACCCATAGCGTCAATCAATCATGGCAGATCCAAGAGAAAATGAAGAGAAGGAAGGGTTCTCAACAGCAGATCTTGTTAAATGCGCTGTTTTGGTTTGGAGCGCAACATTGCTGACCGTTTCTTATCTAGGGGTCTTCCCTCAGATGAAAATGGATAATACTTTTGTCGCCAGTCTGCTCACGGGGGCCATGGCAAGCTTTGGCATTGAACGTAAAACTGCTAATCAACAGAAGAAAGCACCGCCTAAAGTCGAACCACTGACCAAAACGCCTCCAACAAAATGAAACGTCTAGCTCTTTTAGCGATTGCGTTAAGTTTTGCCTCAGCAGCTCACGCTGACATAAGCCACAAAATCCAATCCAGTATTCAGCTGACTGTTGACGGTGCAGCCTCTCAGGCATCAAGGATTGGCAGCACCCTTTCTGTTTCTGGCAACAACGTCACCCTTGGCACCGCCCCAACATTGGGCAGCCTTACCCCTGGAAGCGCAGTTGGTTACACGCCTGGCGCTTGGAGCGTAACCACAGCCGGAGACGCTTTCTCCTACAGCGAAAGCTTTATTGAAGGAGATGCAACTCCCACGGCCACTACGGTCACAGCAGGTG